GTCGGTACTCAAGCTGGCACCAACCCTGTGTTCGTGTACGGCGTCTCGCTGGTCTACAGCAAGAAGTACGGCAACTGATCCAGATGGCTTTCCAGGATACGCTGGCATTTTTGAACGTTGATGAGTTCGGGGTTTCCTGCACTCTGGGCGGTTCAACTTTTGTCGGTATCCTGGATTCGCCTGTGGAGGTGCTTGCGGGTGGCATGGCTTTGAGTCGGGAGTACTCGTTATTGGCGAAGACTTCTGACGTCAGCACTGCCGCCCGTGGCACTGCCATTACCGTCGATTCGGTCTCTTATACCGTCAGGGAGAATCGAGCACTTGATGACGGTTTGTTTTCGGAACTACTATTGAGCAAGGTTTGACTTTGAGGCTATGAGCAGCATTTTCAAGGTCAACACCAGAGCTAATTGGGCAAACCTCAATCCCGTGTTGCTTCCGGGTGAGACTGCCGTTGAGACACAAACCAATAACGTCAAAGTTGGAGACGGCGTTTCCACTTGGAGCAAGCTGCCGTATTTCTCCTCGCCAGGGTATTGGGGTTCGTTTTGGGACGACACATCGCAGACAGCAACGGCTAACACACCAACTGCGATTTACCTGCGTCAACGTGATACGGGCAGTCGAGGTGTTCACATTGCTTCACAGAGTCGAATTACTTTTGATCACGCTGGTATTTACAGCATCACATTCTCGATTCAATTCAGCAATAGCGACTCAAATATTCATGACATCAACGTCTGGCTGAGAAAGAACGACAATGGGGCTTTGGGTGATGTACCGGCCACTGACAGCAAATTCAGCATTATCTCGAGCCATGGCAACGTTGATGGCAACGTAATTGGCACTGTTAATTTTGTGCTGCCCGTTGTTGCAGGCGATTATTTGGAACTTATCTGGGCGACAAGCAACGCACAGGCTTACATTCATTCTGAAGCTGCAGCGACTAGCCCGTTTGCTCACCCGAGCATTCCCGGCGTTGTCTGCACTGTCGTTCAAGTTGCTTCTGCCTGACCATGGCTGACACTCGCCGCGAATTAATCCTGGCTCGCATCAAGAGCAATCTGGACACGATCACAGGTGCAACGGTCTACAGGAGCCGTGTGGAGCCTCTGGCGCGTGGTGAGTGCCCTGCTGTCATCGTCGAGCCTGTCAACGATCAACCCAGCGAAGAGTTCTACAACAAGCTTCAGTGGACACTGCGTGTGCGGGTGACGGTGCTGGTGCGGGCCAATGTACCTGATGACGATTCAGACACTTACACGCAGCAAGTGCACACAAAGATCATGTCTGATCCGACCTGTAACGGGTATGCGCTTGACATCAATCCTGATCGTGTTGACTTCAGCCTTTACGAAGCTGATATTCCGCTTGGGGTGATTAGTATGGATTACATGGTCATGTACCGTTCCGGACGCACTGACCTGACCACAACAGGCTGATCTCATGGCTAAGGCAAAAACACCAAAGCCTGTACCCAATCCTGGCGTCGGGGGCACTTACCTCTTTGACGTTGAGACAGGTGAGCTTAAACTGTTGTCAGAAACTGATCCTTCTGGAGACGTAACCAATGGCCGGGAAGATTTACCGGAAACGGACGGTTCTCGTTAAAACCGAGGCCACATACGGCACTGACTCAACCCCGGCTGGCAGCGATGCCGTTCAGGTGCGCAACCTGGAGATTACGCCTGTTGAAGCTGACGTGCTGTCACGGGACCTGATTCGTCCTTACCTTGGCAACTCGCCTCAGCTCATCGCTAACACTCGCGTGTCGGTGACGTTCGAGGTTGAGTATGCAGGTTCTGGCACTGCTGGCACGGCACCGCGTTATGGCGCCCTGTTGAAGGCTTGCGGGTTCAGCGACACTGTCGTTGCTGCGACCAGCGTCACCTACGCACCTGTCAGCGCAAGCTTCAGCTCTTGCACGATCTACTTCTCTATCGACGGCATTCGCCATAAAGTGACCGGTTGCAGGGGCAACTTCAGCCTGAACCTGACTGCCAACCAGATTCCGGTGATTAACTTCACCATGACTGGTCAGTACAACGCTCCTACTGATACTGCTGATCCGACCCCGACCTTCACCAATCAGGCGGCACCGCAGATCTTCAACGACACCAACACCACCACCTTCAGCCTGTTCTCGTCTTCGGCTCTTGCACTGCAGAGCTGCCAGGCAGACATCGGCAACGAGGTTGTGTATCGGGAACTGGTCAACAGCAACAAGGAAGTGCTGATCGTTAACCGTGCCGCTTCTGGTACGTTTGCGATTGAGGCTCCTACCCTTGCCACGAAGGACTTCTTCGCTGCTGCTGTGGCTGGCACCACTGGTGCTCTGAGCTTGGTTCACGGCACTACGGCAGGCAACATCATTACCCTGTCCTCGTCTGTCGTCAGCCTTGGCAACCCAGCGTATGCTGAAGACCAGGGTGTGGTCATGCTGAACCTGCCCTTCACGCTCGTCCCGACTTCCTCGGGTAACGACGAAATCACCCTCGCTTACACCTGATCCGCATGGCTTTCGTTCTTAAAAAGGTCGCGTCTTACAAATGGCCAGTCACGGTGGAAACACCTATTGATGGCGGCAAATTTCAAAAGCAAACGTTTGACGCGATCTTCAAAAAGATGAGCCGGTCTGAATTTAATAATTTGGTTGAGCAGGGCGATGATGCCTTGGTTGATCAGATTGTTGAAGGATGGGAGGGCATTACTGATGAGGACGGCAAAGAAATTCCTTTCACTCAAAAGACAAAAAAGGAATTGACAGACGATCCTTACGTGATGCGTGCGCTGATTACTGCTTATGCAGACAGCGTGATGGGAGCTTCACAAAAAAACTAAGGGACGCTGCTCGTCATTGTTTTGGGGCGAGTGGCGAGGACGAGGAAACCGAAGATGATTTAGTCGCCTTGGGTTTGATGCCTGAGGCGATTGCAGATTTGCGGTCTCAACGAAAAGCGCGTGACTTTGGGGTGTGGGAAGAGAACTGGGACATCGTGATGATGTTCTTGCGCATGCAAACGCAATGGAACGTTGGGATGTCAGGTGCGACTGGCCTTCACTACCCTAGTTTGGAGTCTCTCTGTAGACTGTATTCAGTCAAGGAACCTGTCGTCATTTTCGAAGGCGTACAGATCATGGAGCGAGAAGCCTTGACAGTCATGAACGAGCGCAAGTCATGAGCCAAGTCACTGAACTGCTGGTACGGATCAAGGAGCAGGGCGGTGAGCAGCTCACACGGCTTCAAGGCAGCCTGAAAAATCTTGCACAACAAACTGCTGCAACAAATATTAACTTCAAGGAAGCGTCTGCAGAGCTTCGTAGAATTCAGCAAACGTCAACGCAAAGTATCAACAACCTGAAAGGGTATTCAAGTGCTTGGCGTGAGATTGCAAATAGCGTTGACATTGCAAGTGCTGAGTTCAAGCAAGCAACAGCAGAAGCTGATCGCCTTGATCGTCAACTGAATAAGATTCAGGGCCGCTCTGGTGGGCGTGGTGGCCTTGCAAAGGGTGCTCAGATCGCTGGCACGATTGCTGGTGCTGGTGTCTTTGGCGGTCTTGAAGGCGCTCTGGGTGCTGGTATTGGTGGTGTTGTTGGCGGTGTCCCTGGTGCGATCACTGGTGGTGCAATTGGTGCGCAAGTTGGGGCGCTTCGTCAGGCCGTAGGCGCAATCGCTGAAAACATTGCAGCGCTGAACAAGTATCGAATCGCGCTAGCTGGGGTCAGCAAAGATCAAGATGATTACAACGAAAGCATTAAGGCAGTCAGCGGATTTTCGAAACAATTTTTACTGCCTCTTAGTCAGACGACTGAGCAATACACACGACTGAAGGCAAGCATTATTGGCGCTGGGCTAAGTACAAAAGAAACCAACGTTGTCTTTCGTGGTATTTCTGCTGCAATCATCGGCACTGGTGGAAACGCCGAGAAGCTGAATGCAGCGTTGAATGCTACTTCGCAGGTCTTTAGTAAGGGCAAAGTTAGCGCTGAAGAATTAAGACAGCAGATTGGTGAGCGATTGCCTGGTGCATTCACAATTTTTGCGCAGTCGTTAAACAAGACACCTGCTGAACTCGACAAGGCATTGGAAGACGGCAAGGTTACTCTTGCTGATTTCTTGAAGTTCAGCGAGGAACTGTTTAAGCGTTACGGCAAAACTGCTGAGATCTTGGCATTAGCACCTGAAAATGCAGGCGCACGGGTGAAGGTTGCATTGGAGTTAGCTGGTATCAGCTTTGGTGGCTTCTTCCAGGTTGTTGGCGCTGGATTCCAAAATCTGATTGCAGGCGTGTTGTCATGGGCGCTGGAGAACGAAACATCAATCAAGAGAGTTGTCACCATTTTTGCGATTGGATTCACAGAGCTGGGCAAGATTGTTGGCGCATTTGCAAAGTTCCTTGTTGGTGTTTTTAATACAGCATTCTCAACATTGCTTGGGAACCTTGATACTGTTTTGCAAAGGATCGAAGCGGCAATCAATCGCGCTAAAGCAGTTCAATCTTTAACGCCACAAAGAATTTCTCAATTCCAAGAGCAAGCACGTAAGGCGACCAACGAAAGGTTTGGCGGTCCCGCTGGCTTGTTTACTTTCTTACGTGCTGGCGAGGCTGATAAGTTTTACAACCAATATTTTGACAATCTTGTTGACAAGGCGACCAAGTCTGCAGGGGCCAAGAAATATACGGATACCGTCAGAAATATTTTGTTCCCTGAATTCACACCCTCGTCATTTGGCACTGGCCTCGGCAATCAACAGCTTGCATCTCAGCTTGCGGGTGGTGCTGGTGACGCCGCTGCAGCAAAGGCCAAGAAGGGCAAGGAGATTGTTGATCGTACAGATGAAGAGTTGAAGTTGATCAGGGAGATCAATCGCCTGCGTCGTGAAGGGTTGGATACTGAGGCTGAATTTGTTGAGTTTGAACTGCGCAAAATTGAGATCGCGCTTGATTTGGATGCCAAGCGTATTGGGACCAATCGTGCAATTGAAAGAAGTGAGGAGAACAAAACAAGATTGGCACAAGCGTTGCAAAACGCGTTCAAAGGTTATGGCGACGAAGTACTGAAATCATTATCAGTGCAGCTTGAAGTCAATCGCGCAATTCAAGACGCTGAAATCAAGGCTGGAATCATCACTCAAGAAAAAGCAAAGCAATTGCTAATTGAAAGACAAATTGCTGATTTTGTTACACGCTATCCAAGTGCATCTGCTGAGGCCGTCGAAAGATTCAAGGTTGCAATTAGCACCTCTAAGAAAGAGTTGACAGAAGCTGAGCAGCTCGGGAAGTCTGTTGTCACAACGTTTGCAGATGGACTTTCATCGGCTTTTGATTCCTTGTTTGATCGCGCCAAGAGCTTCAACGAAATCCTTAAAGATGTGCTGCGTTCTACTTCAAAACTGTTATTCCAGTTTGCCTTGAAGGGAGCGTTGAAGGGTTTGTTCCCTGGTTTGGGCTTTGCTGATGGCGGCATCATGACTAGCAATGGTCCAATGCTGCTGAAGCGTTACGCCGCTGGTGGTATCGCAAATTCACCGCAGCTTGCCATGTTTGGTGAAGGCAGCCAGCCAGAAGCGTATGTGCCCCTCCCTGATGGCCGTACAATCCCTGTGACGATGAAGAATGGTGGCAGCACCAATGTTGTCGTGAACGTTGACGCAAAGGGCAGCAGCGTGCAAGGTGATCAAGGACAAAGCGCTGCTCTGGGTCGTGCTGTTGCTGGTGCTGTGCAGGCAGAATTGATTCGTCAGAAGCGTCCTGGCGGTTTACTCGCGGCATAACCATGGCAGCCACTACTTTCACTTGGATCGCCAGTTACCCTGCAACGCAGATCAGCCAACCACGTGTGCGTCGCGTGCAATTTGGCGATGGATATGAGCAACGCTTGCGGTATGGGTTGAATACAGACTTGAAGCAATGGGATCTTGTGTTTGAAAACAGAACAGATTCTGAGCGCACGGAGATCACGTCATTCCTTAGTGCACGCGGCGCTGTGGAGCCTTTCAACTGGACAACACCGTTTGGAGCAACGAACGCTTACGTCTGTGACGAATGGCAAGCGGAGCATGCTGGGTACAACAGGAATACAATCACAGCACGTTTCAGGAGGGTGATTGACATATGAGCGAGATGTTCCAGGAGCTGCTTAGCTCCAACCCCTACGCGATCATTGAGCTGTTCGAACTTCACCTTGACGCGACGCTGCACGGCACGACGGATATTGTTTACTTTCACCCTGGTGCCAATCAAAAGACACCGTCAGGGAACATCATCTGGAAGGGCAAGCCATACCAGGCACTGCCGATCGAGGTCGAGGGCTTTGAGTACAACGGCACTGGCCAGTTGCCACGGCCGAAGGTGCGCGTCTCGAACCTGCTCGGCAATATCTCGGCGCTGTTATTGAGTGTCAATAGTTTCACAATTGGCAATGACCTGACAGGCGCGAAAGTCATCAGGATCCGCACGTTGAGCAGGTTCCTTGACCCTGTCAATTTCACTGATGGCGTCAACCCTTATGGCGTACCGGCTGACGAGGAGATGCCACGCGAGATTTACTACATCGACCGCAAGTCAGTTGAGAACAGGGACGTTGTTGAGTTTGAGCTGGCGGCTGTGTTCGACCTTGCTGGTGTGCGTGCACCGAAGCGGCAGGTGATCGCGAACATCTGTCAGTGGAAATATCGCAGTGCTGAGTGCGGCTACACAGGCACCAACTACTTTGATGAGTATGACAACGCCTTGGGGGCCACGCCTGCAACCAATTTCAACTCAACCGCATTTGGCGCTCAGCTCAACGTCAACGAGACACTGAATGAAGGCGACGCAATCGTCTCGTCGAACGGCTGGTATCGAGCACTCATGCAGGCTGATGGCAACTTTGTGGTCTACAACAAGGCGAACGTGCCTGTCTGGCAAACTGGAACAAACCGTGGTGACGGCACTTGGCGGATCACAATGCAGGCTGATGGCAACCTTGTCATCTACAACGGCAGCAGCGCGGTCTGGGCTAGCAATACAGTCGGCACCGCATCGCCAACGGGGCTTGCATTCCTTGGCTGGTATCCAACCGATGTCCAGACCGGCCGCTCTGGTGGTTTTGGTTGGGAATGCGTCGGATCATCACCTGCTAGTGCTGGGCTGACTAACACGCAGACAGAAACGTTCACGGTCAGCGGCCGCACGATCACAGTTCAGTTCACATTCACGTCTGCTGCGTTGCCTGTCGATCACTACACGGGCCAATCGTTTGCATGGAACATCATCAGTAGCCAAACCATCAGCAGCTCAACAGGCAGCTACTACCAAGGCGAGGTGATCAACCTGCCCAAGACCCTCAGCAGCAACAACCCGTTCAGAAACAATCACCCAACGCTGGGCACCATGACGGAGGCAGGTCCGCAGTATGAGATCACTGGCGTCAGCGGCAACAGCAACAACCGGCTGAGCATCACGACGACCGGTCAACTTATTCTGTACACAGGCGCCAACACGCCGCTCTGGAACTCCAGTTACGCCAGCGCTGTCGAACCTCTGGTGCAGACCGGCACCGTTGACCCGTTGCGTGATGTATGCGGCAAGCGGATCAGCTCATGCAGGAAACGCTTTGGTGAGTTCAACGACTTACCC